CCCTGAACAATTCTTTGCGTTCTTCATCGCCGGTAAAGCCGTCAATGTATCCCGTCCTGACGCCTGCCTTCCTAAAGTCCTCAAGGATTAACTTAGCATGAGCGCGGTTGACTGCATAGCAAAAGGTGAGCAACCCTTCCGCGTTCTGCTTCCACGTATCAACAATGCTGGCTATCAACTCAGGTTTGCTTGAGCGTTCGGCAACCTGGTTCTCGTCGTAGTCGTCGCCAACCATGTCCACGCCTTCAAGGTCTGGCTGTGTCGGCGCGAACACTTTGAACTTAGACAGCTTTCCTCTGTCAATCAATTCAGCAGACCTGGCTATTACGACCAGATCATCCCATACATTTGCCATGCCCTTTGCCCACGGTGTTGCCGTCAGCCCTAGCCAGTGCGTGTTGGGTCTCGCCTTCTTCCACTGGTTCATAAACCTTGATGTTACATGCGCTTCATCAACAACGATAAAGTCAAAGTCTGGAAAGTTGCTCCAGTTCGCAAGCGTGTCTTTTGAGCATATCTGAATAGGGCAAGCGTAGTTTCTGATAGGATGGTCAGCCTGAATCACCGCCATGTCAACGTATGACTCAAGCCCCTGCCGCTCAAAAGATTCAATGGTCTGCTGAATGAGATTGATCGTCGGCACCACAAACCCGCAGCGCTTACCCTTCGCCACGGCATCCATCAGGATTGAGCACGCGATATTGGTCTTACCGCAACCCGTAGCGCCTTCGCCTATCACCCATCGGTTGCCAGCTATGAACGAGTCACGTATGGCGTCCTTGCCTGCTTGCTGGTAGTCGTAAAGCTCTGTGATCATTGTGGTTCTATTCTCCTAGCATAACTGCCCTGTTGTTAGTTGGCGCCTACGTCGCCTTCGGCCTGCAAAAAGTGCAGGAAGCTATCAAACTGGTCACTAACTTCTAAATAACGCTGGTAGCGCGCCTGCGCCTTTGTCTGCTTTCTGGCGGTGCCCATTTCAAGATAATCAACTCGCCATGTTGGATGGCAGTTGCTTATAGTTGAGGGCTTGTCTTCATCAAAATTAACGCCTAAATAATGGCCTTTATCAGCTACTATAATTCCCGGCTTCCCGTCAACAGTTACACGCTGGTTAATGCTGGCGCTGCGCCCGTAATATGCTTTTATGTATGCGAGTTCCATAATGTTTTGCCCTATTTACCTTGGGCATCACTGCCCTGTTGTCAACCGTTCAACTGTAATTCTATATTCAGGCGTACCGTCTGGTTTGCTAATCTCTACTGGATGACCAAAGTGGAGCGCATGTTCAGCTACTGCAACTAGCGCCTCAATAGTCATGTCCTTTTTATCCGCGCCCCAAGTACGGCCATCTTTTAAAAGGGAGCCAGCAAAAATTGTTCCAGTCAAAGGGCTTGTTGCTATGTGTATGGTTTTACTCATTCCGATCTCCTTGTTAAATTTAAAGCGTAGTTATCATTTAGAGGTGTTGCATTTGAATCCTATCAATGCGTGACCTTGCAATTTGCGCTGTTCACTTTCCAATCATTTACCAGGCTAGGATTTTTACGGTATCCCCAAACCTCACCCGAAGGTGTCAAACGCTGTCTGCCTGTATATGCCTAGTCCTGTTGATTACGCTGGACTTGGGCGGTGCACCTCTTAAACACCTGATCTTGAGCTTCTTCGTGGATGTCGGCCCACCGTTGTTGTACCCGTCGCCGTTCTGCCATTATTACTGTTTGATGGCTATTTGTCCACGCATATAATCGAGCAATGTTTCTGTTCGGCGAATTGAAGGGTTTGGAATTTCGCCTATTGACAATGCACGAATATAGTGATAGGGAACTCCGGTGTCCTTGGCGATCTGCTTGTTGGTCTTGCCGCACACTGGCAGTAGGTTCATCAGTTCAGTGTAGGCTCGGCATTCTGGCAACTTGATTTTGGTCATTTGTGATTTCTCTGTAGGTAAAATGACATAGTGCGTTATTAGTTAATCATTGTCAACAGGCTTTAACGGATATACTGCGAATTATTGCTAAACTATTAGCAAAACAGTTGAGCATAGCGCTTGACGTGTCGTTAAACATAGCGCACTATATCAATCTCAAGCAATGACAACGGAGATATAATTATGGACCAAGCCAGATTAGATTTAATACTAAAGAGCCATAACCAATGGTTAGTTGGAAACACTGACTGCGTGAGAGCTAGGCTTGTTTGCACGTACCTTGACGGTTTAGATTTTAATGGTGCAGACCTTAACGGCGCAGATCTTCGCTTTAGCAGTTTGTACAATTCCAAGTTTTACGGTACAGATTTATGTGGAGCAAACTTTATTCACGCCAAAGGCATCACATTAGCCCAAGACGGCTACTATACCATGATGCTAGTACACGGCGATGTGCCTATGATTAAAGCTGGTTGCCGATGGCTGACCATAGCAGAAGCAGACGCGCACTGGGGCGAAGGCAACGAAGATGAATGGACCGAGCATACAGCAGAGTATGGCGAGTCACAACGTGCTATGCTCGCATACCTAAAGAGTCGCATCAAGTGACTATCCTACATCACCAACAACGCTATACATGGTCGGAGTTTCTGGCCAAACTGGAGAAGGCAAAATGAACGAAAAGACGCACTACAGAAAAGCTTTTAATAGTCCCTACCTGTCAAGCGCTGACATTGTTGGCCCTACGGTGCTTACTATTAAGCATGTCAGGCTGGCGCTGGACGATACCAAGCAGACCAAAGACTCTTTTAATACGGCGACATTTGTTGAAAAAGAATTGCGACCTGGTGAGAAGTTAAAGCCAATGATTTTAAACGCCCACAACTCAAAGATCATGAGGAACCTTGCAGGAAGCTCGTTTATTGATGACTGGAACAATATTACCGTTTCCATTTACGTTGACTCAAATGTTAGATTTGGCCGTGACACCGTAGAAGGATTACGAATCAGCCCAGAGCGTCCACGCACCACCAAGCCTGTGGTGAGCCGAGAAAACGAAACCATGTGGAATAACGCCAAGGCTGCATACAAGCGTGATGGACATTTTGGCAAGGTGCTAGAGCGTGCTGACATATCTGCCGAAGACCAAGCCGCCATCGTGGGAGAACTCGAAAATGTTTCATGAAGTTGAGCAAAATACTGATGAATGGCTTGGCCTGAGAATAGGAAAGTTGACATCCTCTAGCCTAGCCACCGTAATGGCGAACTATGGTAAAGCGTTTGGCGATCCAGCAAAAAAGCTTGCAGTCAGTATTGCCATAGGTCAGATCACCGGCCAGATACAAAGCGGCGGATACTCCAACGCACACATGGAGCGCGGCCACATAGAGGAGCCGATTGCGCGTGAACTTTACGAGCGTGATACATTTTGCGAAGTTCTTAATGGCGGATTCTATGACGCTGGGTTTGTGGGATGCTCTCCTGATGGCCGCGTTGGGGAAAACGGGTTAATTGAAATCAAGTCAGCCATTGAAGGCGTGCATCATGATCGCGTGAAGCGAGGCAAAATTGATCCTACTTACAAATGGCAGTGCATTAGCAACATGAAGATAGCGGAAAAGGAGTGGATAGACTTTATCAGCTATTGCTCGAGCTATCCTGAAAACAAGAAGCTGTTTGTTTACCGCGCCTACGCCGAAGAGTACGCCGAAGAGTACGCCATGATTGATAGCCGTGTCGCTCAGTTTCAAGAAGAAGTGATCCGTGTCAAGGCTGAAATAGAGTCTGCGGAATACTGGAAGATTAATCGAAAAGAATAAAGTTTTAGCCCAGCGGGCGGTGGCGCACATAACACCCGCAACGCAGCCTACCGTTACCTCCTCCCGAAAGGGCATTTTGACGGAGATTAAAGCTAGCAATTCATGGGGAATAGGGCCTATGATGCAAGAGCGAGATCTAAGGTGATGCGCTGACATGCTGGAAAGACAGCAACCTAATTACACAACGAGGAAATGATATGAGCAGAGATATTCAGTTTAGGTCTTGGGATGCAAAAACACAAACAATGAACCCACGCCCTGTGATATACGGAGGTGTTTGGTATGAGAGTTTGGAATATTTGGACATTGACATAAGCAATGTTGATAGCCCCAAAGGGAAGACTTTAATGCAATACACCGGCCTCAAAGACTCCGCAGGGG